TTGCAAATATATACAAAATAGTTCTAAGGTAATTTGTTAGTATTCAATGCTTTTTGCAATGCAGATACCACGTTTGAAACTGGACTGATAATACCATCTTGCGTAGTACCCAATCGCTTTTGTAATGCTTTGATTGTAGCTTGACCCATTAATCCATCTTGAGAGACTCCTAACAATTTCTGCAAAGCACGTATTACATTAGATCCTCTCAGTGTTTGATCAAATTGTGCGGCATAAATATTCTGATTAAATTTCTGCTTATACTGATGACTGATGACACCGTCTTGTGTGGTCCCAAAATATTGCTGCAACCGTCTTGCAGTAGCTGGACCAAACTTGCCATCTACTGATAAGGTAATATAACGTGGCTTACTAGCTGGCGTGCTTGGATTTTCTAATGAAGTGTTGTTATTACTAGAATTCCCATTCGAGCCAAAGACTGCATCTTTAAATCGTTCTAGTTCGCTTGGCTTTGCTACCCAAGGAGCCGGACAATTCTTACCTGTTACGTCAAAGTGTCGCCAAATCTTTTCTCTTGTAATATTAGGATAGATAGCGATCAATTCTTTAACAGCCTTAACTGTGTTTTGGAAAGTTTTTTCAGTAATGTTTCCCTTCTTATCCAAACACATTTCAACTCCAATCGTGGAGTAGTTAGCATTTCCTAAGATACTTCTAAGTGGATAGTACGGTTGGCCATTTACATATTTTTGGATATCATTCGCATGATAAGCAACTTCATTCAACGGAATAATGCAGATTGCTTCAATATCATCAACGAACAATTGAGCCGAAGCATAGACACCGCTCAAATTATTAAAATACGTTTTATGGTTTCGGGCTGTGCCACCATTGTTTGCAGTATAATGCATGATGATGCCTTTAATACCGCTGTTCCTGATACCTGGGCGAGAAAACTTGTTCATATTGATATACTCGTACTTAATAAAGCTCATTTAAATCATCCTTTCTAAATTAAAAAGAGCAGCTTATTCAGCCACTCCTTGATTGATAATCCTGGTAAATGTTTGATGTAGCCCTGTAGACGCCAGACCACTTACTGCACCATAAACAATAGATTCAACCGTTAAACCGTTCATTACAAGACCTAGTACCGCGCCTAGCACTCCGACGATTAATGGGATATAATCATTTACCTTGTTGGTTAAAACAGGTGTGGTCTTGATAATATAACCAACTACTAAACACGCAATCACAATCACTGGTACAAAGTTTTCTGTTACTACTGATAAATCCATTTAAATTCCACCTTTCAATTTTCCTAATTCATTCTCAATATTTATTAGTTTCGTTGTTAGTTCTTCATTTTCATCCTCTAGTCTTTCAACTTCAGACTGATAAAATGCTATTTCTTTTTCATACTTGGTTTTCATGATTTCAATTTGGTGTTCTAAACGATCAACTTTCGCTTCCAATCCTTTATTCAGTTCTTCGTACTTCTGATAAAGCTGAGTTGCATTTTTGATATTCGTTTCAGCTAAGTTCGTTTTATTCGTAGTCTTAGTAGCCGCATAAGTAATTAATCCAGTTACTAACGAAGGCAATATAACTATCCACATTTGCTCTGTCATATCTAACCCTCTTTCAGAGCGATTCCAAACGCTAAAAGCGCCATCGCTAAAGAGAATATCCACACAGTATTTGCTGGAGGACTAATTAAGAATGAAATAGCAAAAACCATCCATAAAAATGATAAGGTTGTCAGCGAAAATCGTTTGAGAACCTTTTTGTTCAATACCACACCAAGCAACTTCATTAGTCCGAGAATAACGAATGTTAAACTGATTAATTTCTGATCAAACATCCCATCTATCAGCCGATAAACTTTATAGCTCTGAAGAATATCTGGATACAATAGAAGTTGAACACCATAGATTATTGAAACCAGTGATAAAATCAAACTATCCCACTTCAATACCAACACTTTCCACATATGTCACCTGCTTTCTAAAAGAAAAAGGAACAAGCTTACGCCTGCCCCTCAACTTCTGCCACTAGATCGTCTTCAACTGCCCAAACTTTATCTTGAAAATCTTCAATATCTTTTCGACATTCCTCACGATTTTGACGATATAAGGTTTGGTTTTCAATTTGCTGATTGATATTTGTATTGCCTGCTGAGTCAGTTGTGACCGTTGCCGAAAAATAAATCACCCGTTGTCCGTTTATTTTTGAATCTCCCGTAATACTGATTGCTTTTTTGACATCTAATACCATGATATCTCCCTCCAATGTTTTCTATTTAAAAAGGACACTGACTATTCAGTATCCTTGTTGTTTTCTTCTAACGTTCCAAACTTTTCTTTGTATGCTTGCAACTCTGTTGCAACTTGGTTAAAGGCCACTTTCAAAGTTGCATTATCCAGATTGGCTTGTGATAATTGACCTGCAATCTCTTTTACAACTTCATTTGCATCAACATTCATTCTGTAATACCTCCTAGGTTTGTAATCAAATCATTTGCAACAGCTTTGCGGATTTCTTTCATACCCATTTCTTCTAACTTTTCTTGCTCTAAAAAAATATGACCAGTTGCATAAGCATTATTTGCAAAAGTAGCCTTATACGATATTTTATATAAATTATCTTGTTGTAAAGATTGTCCTGTGATAACAATTTTATCCATTAACTAATTCCTCCATTACTCTTTCAATTTTATTCAACCTCACCTCTAATAGAACATTCTTTTCAACTAAGCTTTTCACAATTGGTATGAGAGTAACCCAAAGTCGATCATACTCTATTCCCTCAATCTCACCAGTTTGATATTTAGTTGAAATAAACATTTCTAATCCTGCCCCAAGTAAATCTTCAGCAATCAATCCATAATGAGGCCTTAAGGTAATTGGATCAACATCGTTCAAGCCGCCATAAGTTAAATCTTTAGCCGCTAATTCGATGTTTGATTTGTCAAACCAATATTTGGGCATTACTGTAAGTAATTTAAGTCCCAAATCTTCAATTTCCGGCGCTTCCGTAATGTTTAGTTTGTATTTTGTAGCAGAAGTTGATCTGCCGAGAGTACCCGACTCAGTGATATACATATTTGAAGAAGAGCCATAAGTACGATTATAAACAGCCATAGACTGAATGGTCCTTCCTATTCCATCAAGTCCTATTCTCCAATCTGCAGATCCTGTTTTCATTGTATTGAAATTTACATTAGAAATACCAAACACAACATCTGTAAGTCCGGGACGCTCAGCGTTGATTGAAATAGTATCATAATTTAGTGAAGCATCAATACGTCCAGTTCTTATACCTACATTCGTTGGAGCGGCTACATCAATCCCCGCATTAAAATTTACACGACTATAGAAATCAGCGGTCCCGTTAGACCTAATAATAGTTCGAGAACCTCCGCCCCAATCCCTATCACTCATTGCGATTCCGTCAGAATTAATATCAATTCGATTCAATAATGTACCTGATGAGTTGTACTGTCGCATTTTCATATAATCATTTCCATAGAAGGTTTCAACATCATATAGATATGACCCTTTGTTATTGGAGCTAGTCACAGTATAAGCTTTTCCGGTGAAGATTAAATGTCGGTGTGACAACCGCCAATCTCCAACAAACCAACGATAATTAAAAGCACTTTCGTATTGATCACCAAAGTCATAGGTACCCATCATACCTCTGTTTTCAGTGGACATTGTAAGCCAACCAGTCACATTAAGTGTTCCTGTATTTGTGGTAATAGCAGCTAGTGTATTAGCAACTATTTTACTTGCATCCAAATTGATTATTTTTGCACTAGATATCGTAGCATCTGCAATTTTGGCATTAGTGATCGCTGCGTCGCCAATTTTCGCATTCACAATTGCTCCGTCTGCTATTTTAGCCGTACTAACTGCTAGATTACCAATTTTGGCATTGGTGATTGCTGCATCACCTATCTTACCTTCAGTCACGGAGAGATTTGCTATTTTACCGTTGGAAACAGCAAGATCGGCAATGTGCGCTGTTCTGATTACAGCATTGTCAATGGTGGTAGTCCCTGTAATGCGGATTTTATTACCAGCTATCAGAATGCCTTCTGTTGAAATATTGATTTGATTGATGACATCATTCTTTTCAACCTTCAAGTTGATAGTGTCTGACAGCTGGGTGATCTGTGAAGATGTGACATTTGTGTTTGCTTCATAAACATATAACTCTCTCAGGCGTATTGCCACACCAGCTGGAATCCAAAAAGATACCGCAGTGCCGTTTCCACTGGCTCTTGCCGTACCTGAAATCCATGTAGGAGTATTAGCTGCTGGTATGCTGAATTTAAAGTTTTCTCCTCCTGAGAACCCTACCTCTATTTCTTTATTAACAGAGGCAGTACCCACATTAGCATACATCTTAATGTTGTAAGACTTCCCTATAGCCATTCCAGCTAGTGACCAATATGCACGCCTAATGTCTGTCCCGTTATTTGTAAGAACAATTCCATTATCATCATAAACGGCAGTAACATTGGAATCTTGCATAACGGGTTTAGGTGTCTGCTTCTTAAAGTTATAGTCAGTGAATCTGTTGGCAAGGTCTGCAATTTCTCCTTGCACTTCAGTAACTGTCTGCCTTATTCCGTCAGCAGTCTGTTCCACTTGTGTGGCTTTAATGAGTGCAGAATTAGCAGTAGTTTCAACGTTAGAAACTGTTGTCTTTAGTCCCTCTGCAGTAGTTTCAACTTGAGTTGCTTTTGCGAGAGCAGAATCAGCTGTTGTTTTCGTACTAGCTATTAACTGTGTGTGTCCGTCAACTGTTTCTGAGACCTGATTTACTTTTGTAATGGTTTCAGTATTACTAGCTAGAGAACCTCTTTCAACTCCATATTGTATGGCATTATATGGCGGCAATTCCGTTATAAAAGGTTGTGTAGCCATGTATTCAATTGTTCCTGCGCCCGCTTTACCAAATGGTGTCATCCTGAATGCGGTATAGGTTTGAGACCACTTCATGTAATACCAAACTTCACTAAGAGACTCGCTCGTGGTTACTTCTATAGCTACCAGATCATTAGCTGTAACTAAAGAGGTATCAGATATAGAAATCTCGAACAAACTGTTTTGTCCCATAGCTGCCTGTTGCTTATGGTTCAAATATATACGACCAAGAGTAGTCTTGGAACTCCCTGCTCCTGATCCAATAAAATCAATACCAACCCGAATATCTTGATAACGAACAATAAGTTTAGTTTTTGCGATAAGAGTCCATTTTCTTATATTTACATCTGCACTCGAAGAGGTAGCGTAGCTTTGATCAGTAATTTTTGTTGCCAAGTCCGTTTGTACACTAGATATAGTTCTAGTAAACCCATCAACAGTTGTTTCTAGTACATTTGTCTTATTCAAAGCACTTTCTGCTGTCATAGTCACAGTTGCCAATGTTTGCTTCTGTCCATCAACTGTTACAACTAATTCATTCAATTTCTTCGTGGTTGATCCAGCCGTGCTTTCAACATCAGTCAACCTGCCGGTTAATCCAGTAACTGAGGTTTCCAGAGTTGCTGTTCTACCTTCAACAGCATTCGCCTTATTATAGGCTTCGTTAGCTTTACTACTAATAGAATTAACTGTCCCATTGATCGTAGTAACATCAGAAACAAGTCCATTTACATCGATCTTTATCGCATCTGCTTTATCTTTGGCTGCTTGAGCATCTAAACCAGCTTGTGTGGCTAAGTTTGCAGCATTTTCTCCTGCTTGCTTCGCTGACTCCGCTTCTTCTTTAGCTTCTTTGGCTGCCGCTTCTGCATCTTGTACTGCTTTTTTTGCATCTTCAATTGCAGCAAGCAATTCGGGATCACCAGCTGAGGTGATTTCCATTACCCAGTCTAATACACCATCAACATTTTTATAGACCCATATCTCGGTATCTTTTCCGTTTGGCTTAAACCAAACATCGCCTTCTTTGGGATTTGGAGGTTCAGTTGAATCATAGTAGTTTGAGTTCCAATTATTCGAGCTTAGAATAGAATCAAGATAATCAATTCGCTGATTAAGAGATCCCCGGTACTTGTAGGTTGCTTGCGAGCTTGAACTTGTTGTTGCTTTTGATTCAGCCGACATCCCGCCATTAAATGTAATACTATAAGACAGATTGGGAACTGAATATTTCGTTCCATCATTTGCCGTAATGTAAATCCAGTCACCAGCTTCAAGTGGTGGGCACCCCCGCCATTTCAACTCGTAAGGAAAGTAATTCAGATTTTTAACTAATTCCCATATTTGGTTCAGCAATTGTTGGGTCATAACTTTGTTTTCTAATTGAACTTGAGAGCCATTTGTTGACCCTACACGAATGACATCAGTCTCCTCTTCACCCGTTTTTACTGTTATTCCGCCAATTCGATAGCTAACCTCATTTTTTGTAAATCCTTTTAACATATAACTTTCTGGTGTAATTTCAAAGTTTGTAGGAGCTAATCTTCGGATCTCCAACTCACCATTTCGATTAAAGCTGGCAAAACCGCCTTCGAACTGTGCGATTAACCCAATTGCTTGTCTGAATGTATATCCTTCTGGTTTGTTAATTGCAGCTGTTCCCAGAGCAGAAAATGATGATTCATTTATTTCGACCCCTGCAAGATTTGCTACCTCCAAAGCCACTTCTCTATATGGTTTCTTATAACTCAGTTTGGACTCATACGGCCCTTCCATGAAACGCATCTTATCAGTTGCTTTAATCGTTGTAGTATTGCTGTTTCTGTTTCTCTCAAACTCATCAATAAAGAAGTGTCCAAGCTTTGTGTATTCGTAATTACCATTTACTAATACAGCAAGTTCAGGTATTACCTCTAAATCTTCTTTGACCGTTTCAATTATCGAAGGAAAAACTAGCTGAATAGAATTCATGTAAGTAGATCCTATTTGGTATGTTTCACCAGAAATACTGCCAGAATCAAAAGAGAGTGAGGTAATATCCTCACTCCCATACGTAACATTATTCATTTTGACTCGAATAGATAGCTGTCTTGAAGGGCTTAACCAAGAAGCTATTACGTCATCTGTTGTGACTAACAAAATTACCCCACCTACCTTTCAATAAAACTCATCGTTAGCCCTTCCCATTTAGGCAATTTGTCATGCCATGAATATGCTGGAGCTGATCGATCGCCGACGTAGAATGTCTTTGTAACGATGCCGCCTTCCATGGGATCGGGATAAGTGACTTCAAAAAAAGGAGACATCACCGCTTTTAAAATTGGTGAAATCTCCGCATCTGTTAAGGCACCCCATTCAAGGTCCATTTTCCGTTTTGTAGTGATATAATCACGAGTCATATCGCCTTTCGCATTACGACCAGAATCACCATCAACTGCTTGTATACCCGCAGTAAACTTTTTAGGAGTCTTGATCGTAACTCCATTAATTTTCAAATATCCAGCCATCAGATCAATCCTCCTAAATGTTTAATTCTGTATAACCAAGCTGCTGATGGTATTTGTTGATTTCTTTAACTGCAATACGACCGAATTCTTTACCGCCAATATTAATGACAATATCGCCATTTGGCGCTTGTGTTGGTGTAGCACCCAATGCAGAAATAGCATTCATCAATGTTGTTACCATAGATGAAGTGAAGTCTTTCATGCCACCACCTTCATAATTCATTTGGTTATTGTTACTAAACGTACTATTCGACGGTGTGAATGTTGGTGTTTGGAACATTTCTGGCAACATTATGCTTGAGTTGAACATATCAAGTCCAAGATACTCAACAGCTTGTTGGATTAATTCAGCAGCACGTTGAGGTTTCTCAAGTGGAATGACCATCTCTTTCTTGTTGCCTTCTCCCATACGATATAAACCGTCTTGAGTAACTAAGCCACCGTTCTCATATCCAACACCTCGATAAGCTGCTGCCAATGATCCGTACCGACTTAATGCATATCTCATAGAAGCCAAAATATTCGACATAGGATCCCAAATATTCTTGTTGTACGGGCTTCTTGCATAGGCTCTAAATGTTGGATCAATGACCTGCATCAATCCTTTAGAAGGTGTGCCATTTTTGGCATTGATATCCCAATTGTTGATAGCGTTAGGATTACCGTTTGATTCAGTCTTCATTTGGTAAAGCGTGCGATTTGCATTGGCTAGTGAGTAAATACCTAGTTTGTTCAATGCGCTATTGACAGTCGATCGCCATCTTTCTACTGATGAACCATACTTACCAGCAACTGCTGCACCTCCAGATGCACCAAACGATGCATTCTTGTCTATGTCGCTTGCTCCAAGTGAGCCATTGATATGCAAATGATCGTAGTGGTCATTCTGCGGCCATCTTACCCAACTTCCACTTGATCCAGTACCGGACATTCCTTTTCGGTCTCGAACTTTACCTTGAGTGATTACATAAGCTACTTTTGAAGCAAAGTTATCAAACACCCAGTTCGCTGGAGCAAAGTATTTCGAAGATCCGTTCATACTTGCTGGATAAGCAACGTCAATCGCTTGATGCTTGCCGTGGGAATGTGGATCACCTGGTCTAAAGCCAGAAGTGATTCTCATACCAGGATATCGATCGACGGTTTTTCTGGCGATATCATATAGGTATTTGTATACACCCCAATTCCCCATTGATCCATCAAACGAACTATTTTGTGCTTCATATCCTGCGTCGAACTTCGATTTAAACCATTCATAGGAGCCTTCTGCAATCGTACCAACGGAACCTTTCGCCATTGATAAAGCTGGTTCAACAGCACCTTTCAAGTTAACGAATTTGGAAATTGCTGCATTCAAAAGCTTCTTAGGATTTGATGCATAAGACCAAATATCCGATGCAATTTCTTTTGCGCCATCCCATTTCTCTTTTAACCATTCACCTACGCCATTTGCATAGGCTGGTACACCATACATTGCGGCAGTCTTCGGACCACTTAAGACAGATGTTCCTTTTGGAAGGTTAACCATCAGATTTCTTTGCGCTGGAAAGATACCAGTACGTCCATCAGGTGTCCGATAAGCTTCTTGATAATTAGATCCTAATCCATCATTTACTAAAGCAGGTCCGCCCGGATGATAGCCGGTACCTTTAGCATAAGTAGGAATAGTCCATTTCTTCAGAGCGCTGTCTCCTGCTCCAACCTTACTTAGTACCCAGTTGATACCGCTGATAACACCATTGACACCTTTTCCAATTACTCCTACCATGCCATTGAAAATTTTACCTGCTCCTTCTTTAACTTTCTTAGCACCATTGCCAAGCCCTTTCCCGATTTTTTCTCCTAATTCATTAGCCCAACCGGTAATCTTTCCGAAAGCTTCAGAAGCATTTGTCTTCATAGTATCGAACGAGCTTCCCATGCTCGTTTTTAAATTACTAAATGCAGTACTTGCTTTTTCTTTAGCTGAATTAGCTGAAGTTGAAACCTTATCACGAATGTCATTCCATCTATCAACAGTATTATTTTTGACATTATTCCATCGATCAGAAACGTTATTCCGAAGTTCTTGTAAACGATTTGATGCATTATCTTTAGCTGTCCTTGCTTTGTTTGATATATCTGTGGAAAAAGTATCCCAAGTTTCCTTTGTATTCTTTTTGATGTCACTCCATCGACCGCTAACATTATTCCAGATATCAGAAGCTTTCTCAGTAACTGTTTTCTTAGCATTATTCCAAGTGTCACTGGTCCATTTTTGGACATTGCCCCAAGTATCTGAAACAGTCTTCATTATTTTGCCAAAGCGATCATCGATAACATCTTTAAGTTCACCAATCGCTTTTTTAGGATTCTTAACAGCGTTAGCAACTTTTTCCAGCACCCCAGCAAGAAATTCCAGACCTTTTGTTAAGAGTTCAATTTGTCCAATAATCAGGAATTTAGCCACCTGAGTAAGAGGAACAATAACAACATCCCAGAACCACTTAAAGATTGGTTTGAAAATCTCAATCACTTGGTTTAAGACCTTCAATGCTGCTGAGAACATATCAAAGTACTTAGGTACATAGTCTTCAATGAAAAAGCTTGCTAAAGGTAGCAGAACGTTTTTATACAACCACTCAAGACCATCGCCAACATTTTTCAGGATAGGTCGAATCGATTTGAATAATCCATCTATCGCTTTAAGTAATGGCGTGAAATCAAGGTTTTTTGCCCACTCTTCAGTGGCTTTTGTCATGCTGTTGATGTTGCCTAACAAATCATCTACTGCATCGAGGATTGTTCCGAAGATTGATTCTCCAACTTTTCCTTCTTTCCACGCCTTTTTAAGCTGTTCCGCAATATTGCCAATTGTGTTGAAGATATTCGTATAGATTTCAAGGATGTTGGCAGCTATACTTTCTCCACGGCCATCATTCCATGCATTACGAAAAGCAACAGCAATTTCATGCAGCAATTCAAGGATTCGATTCCACATATCAAAGAACGATTGAATCAGTCTTGTTCCTCGTCCATCATCTTCCCATGCACGTTTGAAAGCACCAGCGATATCACCAATTATGCCAAGTACATCTGCTAATAAAATCAGGATATTCTCAATGAATAATTGACCCGTTCCGTTTGTCCAAACTTCCATAAATGACTTACCTATAGCAGAAGCCAAACCTATTACTTCACCTAATGCATACTTCCAAGCATCGATCACTCGTTTACCTTGATTTTTCCATGCATCCTGAAATGGTTTGAAGAAATCCTTCAACAAGTTTTGGATGTCTCTCATCCATTTAGGCGTTGAATAAGTGCCTGTGGCTGAACCAAAATCAATGCCAGGAGTTGCGGAATCTTCCTTCTTTTCATCATCCGTATCCATCGTTAGCTTGTTGATTTGGTCAAATCCCATAAGAGATTTTTGTAGTTTTTTCACTTTCTCATTGGCTTTATTTGCAGAAGAACCAGTATCGTTTAGCGCTTGGATATTGTCATACAAACCACTAGCGCCTTGTTTTGCCGCATCATAGGTTGTCCCGAATAACATTGCAATAAATGAAGCAAGCTGCCCCGTGAGTTGGGCTACTGTGCTCATTAACGCATTCAACGCTGGTAAGATTGCCGTGTATATTGGATAGAATGCCGTCATAAGATTGACTTTAATCTGATTCAACGAGACGCTGAATTGATCGTTCGTTTTCAACGCTGACATCATACCGCTAGCTAGTTTGGTAATTGCGCCACCTAACAGCTGATAAACAACCAATGAAGGTAACAGATATTTCATTGACTGACCAAAAGCATTCGTGCTTCCTGTCATTCGATTTGTTCCAGCTGTAACTTTGTTGGAATTACTAGAAAATAGACTTCCGAACTTTCCAATAAATCCAAGAGAGTTCCTTAAGCCATTTCCGACGCTCCCGAATCCGTGTGAAACAGCATTGGACATGCGGTTGAACACACCGCCATATTTAGAAACAGCCCTCTCAGATTGCTTCAGTCCTGTGCCTGTCATACTAGCGCCGCTAGAAGCGTTGCCTGTTTGTATGGATGATTGACCCAAAGCAGAGTTAACTCGTTGTAGCGCCTTTCTCAATGCGTCTGCACGGTCTTCTGTTTGCGCGTATTCCTTTTGCAAACGATCATTGTCACTTATAAGCTTGTTCATCTTGATAGATTGCTTTTGAATCTCACCAGACGTTTTCAGTGATTGAGGAGTATCTTCATAATTCTTGAATCCAGATGTAAAGCTGCCAGTTGGCACACGTTGATCGTTGTATTCTGCCTTCAACGTCCGAATTCGTTTTCGCATCGCTTCAATTTGGGCTTCGTTTTGGCTCATGCCTTTTGTTATATTTTCCAAGGAAGATGGAACAGCGTCTAATTCACGCTTAATTGTAGTCCCCATACCTTTTGCTTGATCTTGGAATTTCGTCATCTGAGCTTGCGCTCGGGCGATTTGTTCATCGTATTTAACGACTTTTCCTGTATCCCCTTGACTCGATGCCGTTTGTCTTTGCGATTTCAGATAAGCAACCTTTTCTTGCGCTGCTTTTGCTTGTCCCATCTTGGCGTTGATCTCATTCACCATCGCATCGATTTCCTTGGTAACCTTCGGACGTGCCTTACGCACACCTGTTGCAAAATTATCACCAGCAGCCTCAGACGATTGCTTTGTCGATCGTTCAAAGTTTGCTAATGTCTTTTCTAGTGCTTGATTCATTTTTTCTAGTTGTTTCGTGAAATTGCTAACGCCTTTTTCAATATCCATATTTTTCTCTGTGCGATCCATTGAGTTACCGGACATTTGTTGGATTCTACTCATTGCGCCCTCAATTTTTGGCAATACACTCTCTAGGGATTGCTCAACTCGAGCAGTATTGATATCTAACAGGACTTCAAGTGTTTCTAATTCTAATCCCATGCTTTCTCACCTACCTTCCTTCTATGAGTTTTTTTCTTTCTCTTGTTGCTTTGATAGCCTGCGCTTGGGCCAAGAACATTTCTTGCTCACGCTGCATAGCTTCTTTCTTTGTTTCTTCCTCCGTTTTCGCTTCTTCAACGGCTTGTTCAATTTGTTTAAGAAATGGATAAGCATCTTCAAATTTTGGAAACTTCTTCGGATCATTAAATGCAAAAACGGCCAGCCTTTGCTGTGAATAGTCGAATAATGCTTTTTCTTGTAACTCATTCTCCTTAATTTTCTTGTTGGCTTGAACTTGTATCATGATTTCTTCAAGCGTCATTCCCCAGTAGTCAGTGGCAGGGATTCCTGATTCGACCGCTTGTGGGTACATAAATTCAAGCATTTCGGATAGATTATCGAAGTTTTTTACAGAAGACTGTCTTCGCTGTTCGTTTGATCCAAAGATTCTCCATCTGTCGCTTCGTTCGCCGTTTCTTTCTTTCCGAAAAAACCAGCTTCATCCAAGAAGTCATTAATTTCGCCGAATAGATCCATCGTTGTTTTCCCTGATTCAATGTATTGCTCAAACGCATCAACGATTGCTTTATCTGTCACGCCGCTTGTTTTATTGGCACCTTGCAAGATAATCAATAAGCTGTTGGCTGGTGGTAATTTGATTTCGCCTTGTTTTTTAACAAAAAGACCCATGATCCCTTCATCCAACCGTTTTTCGATTGCTAAAATAGATTTACCATCTAATCGAAGTTGTAAAGTTAAGTCTCCTAATTGAAATGATTTAGTGTTTGGCATTTGTACTACGTTGCTTTTTGTCATGTATGTTTCCTCCTAATTTATAAAAATAGAGACTAAGGATTATCCCTCAGTCTCTGTTTCGTCTGCAATGTCCCCTGTGGTATCTTCAGGGGTTGTTACTCCCCCGGCGCTGGTGCCGGCGTGATATCTGGACCGTCACTTACAACGATACCTAAGTTAAACCCAATCGCTTGGTTAACTTCAGCTCCATCAAATTTGTAGTAAGGCTCGCCAGTGAATTCAGCTTTCAATCCGTCTGGATAAGTGATTGTCCAAGCCACAGATTTGCCAGTTTCAACCAATGCATGGACATCTCGGAAGTTGTCCCCTTGATAAACGATCGCAAATTCAAAGTTATCTACATCTTCGATACCTTTGATATAAGCTTTCTTTTCTGATCCCAAGTGTGTAACATCAACTTTTTCTGGGTCACTGCCCAATGCCGGGATAGATTTAACTGCTGCTACAGTTTTAGTTGTTGCACCATCTTTGTAGGTTAAGACGGTACCCTTTGATAATAGTCCTGCAAAATCCATGTGTAATTCCTCCTATTTTTTGTAAACATATTTCGTAACATTATCAACGACAGCTGTTACTTCAACGATGATTCGCTTTAGATCAGCCGTGTTAGCATCTTTAGCGGTACCAGAAAAACCAATACTACCGAATGTGCTTAAAACACTTTCAGCAATACTGGTCTGGCTTTTGTCTCCGTATAATTCAACTGTGATTGTCCAATCTGTTTGTAACTCATTACCCAACGAATCAATCTGATATGGTTTATTGGCTGTCCTATAAATAGCCAATGGGAATGTATTCCAAGTCGAAGGATAGTCCGTGGCAATCTTTTTGATGTCAGTGACGGCTTGTAATACTTCAACAGTGACCGTCTTCATATTCACTCGTTCCATCACTTCAACTCCCTTAACTTGCGTTGTACATGTTCTTTGTAGATTTCTGGTGCTTCACCAATCAAATCTACTAAAGAAGGATACAAGAATGGTCGTGCTGGCTGTCCTTTGGTAATGTAGAAGTCTGTACCTTGAACAGTCACACGAGGAATACCGTATATAGCTTCCAAATCCACAGCAACATCTTTTGCTGGGATAAACCATGCTGTTTGCGAGTAAACTGGTGTAAATCCTTCTGGTAAGTCTTTTTGACTAGCTTCACCGACAGGACCAGTACCAACTTCACGAAATAGCGCTTCTTGCTTGTCGGACCAGACACGCCCAACAATTTGGTTTTGTGCATTGATCACAACTTCATTCTTCAAACTTCCCAATAATTCACCACTAGAATATTTCATGCTAGACGATAATCGCAATTCGGCAGCTTGTTTGATCAACTCAGTGATTTCAAAAGTCGCATCCCACATCGCATCATCTAAGATTTGCGGTATTGCTTTGACTTTTCGCCGTAAACTTTCAAGGCCTTTGATTTCAACTCCCACGATTATCATTCCTTTCTAGCATAATATTTTTATGTGTAGAAAATGTCTGGATAGACTTGATTGTGAAGTCTGGTTCCTCATCTTTGCCGACATAGACGCAAATACCGTCTAACTCGTTTTGTCCTTCGTTGATCTTATCACCTTGGTATTTGCAAGCTTTCATTGTTTCAAGCTTGCTACCGTAAATTTGAGCATTAATCGTACCACTTGCGGCTTGCACATTCATTCGTAACTCAATTGGATCATATGGGTAAGTAATTATTTCCTCTGCTTCATCATCATGAGTAACTTTACGCTTTTTTAGATAGACTGTGTGTAGGTCATTCTTCAGTAGGCGCATAGTAACTCACAACCTTTCCCACACGAAACCTGTTCAAACCACGTTGAATATAGACTGGAATGTCGGCCAAGAAAGACTGTGACACTCCTCCTTCAGACCTTGAAGCTTCACCTTCAGCGCCCTGTTGGTTATATGCGATTGTTGCAAGTTGCCTTGCATATACCCACATACTATCAATCATCGCTTCACGACCAGTATAATCAAGGACGAGTGCGACAGCGTCCTCGATCAATACTGTTGCTGAGATAGGAGATATCTCCAATTGCTCAGCTAGTACTGAAATAACTTCATCTCGTTTCTCGTCCATGATTTCACTCCTTATTCGCCAGTCCCACCAGCGATCGTAGTAGTCGGTGTCCATAATTTATGCTTGAATTGAACGATACGAACATTTTTAGATTCGTATACACGTTCCCAGTTACCGCCAGTAGCTAACTCAGTGTTTGTTGGAGAAGAACCAGCAACAGACTTACTTGTGAACTTAACTCCACGTGGATGCAACAAGAAATGTTGTCGATTAACCAAGATATCATCGCCAGCTAATGCATCACGATCTGTTTCTGTAGGGACTGGAGCAGCACCGTTACCCAAACCAATAGCACCTTGGCCAAAGATATAAGAAGTGAACACTCCGCCAGAATTAGGCATACCATCATCAACGATCACGCGTTTACCCATGTAAGTCGGGATTTTTGTGTTGTTTGAATCTAACAAGAATTCAATCAAATTTTGTTTGCGTAAGTTAGCATATACAGACGAGTGAACTGCAATTGCGGTCAGTTTTTCTTCTGCATCACCCAATTTGTATGAAGCATCCAAGAACGTTTCACCAGTGAACGCAGCAGCATTACCTGTTTCAGCAGAAATATCTAAGCTGTTATCGCCCATTTTAGTAGTTGTAGCGCCAAACACGCCTTTTAAGACACTCAGCAACGTAGCTTGTTGACGGCGGGCCCAATAAGCCGCAACCAAGTCACCAATAGCACGCATAGGATCGTCACCAGACAATGCTTTAGATAAATCATTTACTTTCCAAGCTTTACCACGCATCAAGAGAGCGGCAACGTCTTGACCAGCAGTGATTTTATCTGTTTCTAGTGATTCGGAATCAGATAATACTTCATCGTCACCAGTTAAATCTTGCCAAAACGGCATATTGATTAACTTACCACCAGCAGTTGCCAAAGCATCTAATTCTGGATCTTTCACAACGATTCCCGATTGGTACAACGCTGATAATTCAGCAGTACGTTCAATAACGTAACGATTGAAGACTTCTGGTACAATGACATCTTCGATTTTTGTTTTAGCAGCAAAATACTGCAAGTTCATTTTCATTAAACTTTTTTTCATTTTTTCTCCTACTTTCTATTTATTTGCTAATGCCTGTAAGGCTTTTGCTTTTTCTGGATCTTCTCGCAGCAATCTTCCTTGCTCAGTAAGGTTTAAGGTTTCTGCAGCAAACGGATTAATGTCAGGCAAAGTTGTATTAGAACCTAGTGGCGAATCAACTGAATTCAATAGCGCTTGATCAACAGCAACTTTTAACGCTTCATCCCATGCTTTCTTGAATGTTTTGACGTCCTCCAAAATTTCTTCTGCTGTGTCGCCCTTGATACGTGCCGCTAACTCTTTGCTGATTCCGATCGACTGTAACTGATTACCTTTTTCTACAAATAACTGTTCTTGTCGAAAAGCTTCTTTTTCCTTTTCGAATTCCGACTTCTCTTTGTTAAGTAATTCTTTTTGTCTTTCTTCCTCACTCAGCTTTGCCAAACGGGCAGCTTCATTCTTTTCTTCCTCGAATTCTTTCTGCCAGCGTGACTTTTTGCTTTTGACAATAGAGTCAACTTCCTTGTCGTCTTTGAAACCAAACTTCTCTTTGATTGCTGCAATCTCTTCGTCGCTTAACTCTTCTACGTTTAGCTGTTTTGATGTTTCAGAATCATCCGGAGTATCTGATTCATCTTTTTCAGCAAAGAATTGTAGGTTAAGTGGCAACAGTTTTTTTTGTTTCATGTTTTGTACTCCTTCCATATCTTTTAGAGTGGATAAATGCTTGCACTTCCGATGCTTTTAATGTCCTCACGCTTGGACAAAACAAAAAGCCTAGTCAATGACTAAGCTTTCAATCCCATTATTTTTCTTTTCTGTTCTCTTATTTCTTCATCCGAATACTTATCTCTCAGCATATTCATCCATTCGTTATAGGTTGTTTCACCTCTAATAGGAATCACTTTGCCGCTGATAGGGTCTAAAGCGTTTCTAGGAAGCCTCAGCGTTCGCTTACTGTACATAATAGCTATTGTTCTGCACCATGGATGAAAAGGCGGATACGTGCCACTAGCACCATTTACCTTAGCTTCAGAAACTGGATATATCTTATGATCTTTTCCTTTACAGATATCAGAAGTTCGCAAGTCCAACACTGCAACAAGCATGTACTCTTTTACGCCGTTATCTTGCCACGCTTTGAGTTTCGCTTGATTAGCCATGTAATTAGCTTCTGTTCGAATCAAACGCCTAGCAACACCAATAGAGCGGTCAAACTCATTAGCTATTGCCTTAGCCATTTCAAACTCCGACATGCCAGTCATAGATTCAACAGTGAACAGTTCTTCTAGTCTTGCTGCTAAAGCTTCAGTATCACCCCACAGTCGCTTTGAATAATTCGATCCGTGCCAGTGGCTACCAAGGATGTTCTTTGTGTATCTAGTCGATAACTCTTTAAACTGATAGTCTTTTTTGTTCCATACTTCAATGATAACGCCATTTTTTGCATTCTCTTGCGCCTTGCGAATGACTGATTCAGCAGTAGCCTCACGATATGACTCATGGATAGCATCTACATAAAATTCCGTCTGCTTTTCTAGTTGAACATCAGCAACTTGCTTAGAAACTAAAAAAGACTTGGCTTTCAAGTCCTCCGCACGAGTGATACGCTCTTTAAATGCTAATGCTTGCAATCGATTCTTTGCTGAAGCTTGTAATTCTGGATCTTTGATCTGTTTAGATAGTTTTCTCAGTTCTGCTAACTCTTCAACAGATGTCGTTTGATTCAGCATCCGTTTAGCTTCGTCCTCAGATAGTCCAGATCGTTGTTGAGAGCGTGCAAATAACTTCCTAACCTTTTGGGTTAAATATGTTTGTGCTTGCCTGTAAGCCTTGGCTACAGCTTCCTCAACCTTGATTGCACCATCATTTATTTTTTGTTCAGCATCAACATTTCGGTGTTCCCAATAGGATAGCTTACGTTTCTTTTGAGCCATTTAATCAGCTCCTCAATCCTCTACAACTTCATAAGTTTCGTGGAAAATTTCAGGTTTACAAGGATAGAACTCACCATGAACACCCTTGATAACGTAATCACCGTCAGATATTTCCATTGTGCCTTCTAATGTTTTAATACCCGGTAATCCGTTTGGCATATTATCATGGCCAACCCATGATTCACCGACAAATTCCTTGCATTTTCGATATGATCTTGCAGAACACATTTTAAGTCTCATCACATCAACCACTACCGGCTTCTTCTTAGCTTTCATCTTCTTCGTCCTCCTGTGGATCATCATCCAAATCCGAATGACTATCTTCAGCTTGCACACCTAATGCTTTCTGGTTCATCACAATAGCTTCTTCTTTTTCAAGGTTCAACTGTTTCAATACTTCATCAACATCGTCAATATCTGGCAGCCATCCCAGAAGAACTTTAAGCGGTAAGATACCAGCTTGGTAAGCACTGACGATTTGATTAATGATATCGCTAGTGTTTACAGGTAAATTAGGCTTGAGTTTGATCTTAGTTCCTTGCGCATCAATTGAATTGTCTTTGACCTTCAAGATTGTTTCAAACAATTCCATGCGTTTCCTTAAACCTTTGATCATATAACGTGATTTAACCGACATAAGCTGAAGCAAACCAAAAAGTTTGTACTTCATAGCTTCACCGGATACGTTCCCTGAAAACTTCTCATCATTCATATCTGGTACATAGGTAATCTTATGGATATCGTCAAGGATTGCTGATCGTAAAAGATTAACACCGTCCTCATTTAATTCCTTTGTAAGATACCCTGCGTCTACTTCATTAGGCATTGCAGCCGTTTGAAGCATTTTTTCTTTCGCCAACTTCACGCCATCACCATCTTCTAAAGTAAATCCCCTAATAAACAGGATTGCATCTACAAAGGCCTCTTTGTCGTTTAGCCGATCGGATTGGAGTAGATTGTATGCATCTATCAAAGAAATAGCTTGTTCAAAGTCACCTTGTTTTTCTTCATTGTTCCGATACTCAATGACCGGCACTGCTTTGAAGTAATGTGGCTTGGCATTCACTAGTAAGTACTCACCAAATCCTCTTGAGCTTGTGTGATACGTAATCACTCGATTGTCGTTGTAATACTTAACCACATAGTGATCAATGCCGCCTTGCAGCGTTAGTACGGGTTGATAATGAACTGCAAACAAAGGGTTCTTGTCTACTGTGTCATCCGTAACTAGGAAAATACCTCTAGGATCAATACATTTGATTTCTAATTGTGTTCCATCGTTTTCCTTTGTCTTGTTTAGATACACAAGTTCATAACCAACACCGAACGTTGAGAGGTCTTTCTCCAATTCTGTATCATGAGAAACGATGTCAATCCTGTCGTAAGCATCTAAGATTGGCGAAATGTTCTTATCTGATTCAGATACATAAGAAATCGGATTACCTACCATAAATCCAACATTCATATCCACTACATATTTCGCATGATTGATCAACACTTTATTATTTGGCGCTGCTTCATTTTCTTTCTCACGATTAAGAATGTCGTGCTTACCATCGTAATAATCTGATAGTCTTTCTAGTCTCGCCAATTCCATCATGTGCTGTTGGATACAAAAATTAAGCAACTCAGCAGATGGGTTATTTAAGTCACCCGCTATCTGTCTATTAACTACTATTGCCACAATATCACCTCTCTTAAAATCCGAACTTAACTTTGCTGACGATTTGAGCCTTTTTGCTTTTCTTCAATTCGTGTGAGTAAATTGCATACCTTAATGCATCAAGAACATCATCAAATTCTTTGATTGGTTCCCCTTTTCGTTTATCCCAGACATATTGATAAATCTCGTTTGGAAACTTCTTAACTTTGTCACGACAGATAAAAAGCTTATCCGCTTTAATCTTCTTAGCAACAGATTCAACACCGCTTAATCTGGCTTTGTCTGCATTGAAAGCTTCGATGCGTTCACGTTTGAACCTAGCAACATGTTCTGGTCTAGCTGAATCACAATAAAAAGGTATCCTAGAGCCATATCGCTCTTGAATACCTTTTGCAATCTCTACCCAATAATCAATTTCTTCAAACTGTGTGGCATGTTCTTCTATGAGATATGCTGTTCCGTTATCTGTTTCGCCTATAACAACAATTGATCCCCAGTGTTCGTACCCCCAGTCAACTCCACAATAGAAAGAGGATAACTGAGGGATTTCATTTGATTGGACGTAATGCTTACTCGCATCAAAGTCTTGATATACCACACCTTCAGCAGACACCCACAATCCTTTTATGTCACGATCGTAGAACATACCACTAGGCGTTGACTCTTTAATATTTTCTCTGTATCGATCAGAAAGAAATGTGTTGTCATCTAATTCAAAATGAAACGCCTTGATATTTTTACTTGTATTGTCGATATATTCCTTTTTTAGCCAATGCTCTGGATTATCTGGGTTGGTATCGCCCAATATCCTAGCGCCTGTTCCTGAACAACGAGAAACGATTTCAGCAAATACTTCTTGCTTAGCTAATGAAGCTTCATTGATATATGCACCATGAGCCGTCATACCACGAATAGCACCAACACCGCCAATGTTTCCCGTGTATGCTTGAACCACCTTCACACCGAACAAGACAAAGTTATTATGCTTATCAAATTTGGGTTCAATGCTATACATGTTGTAAAGCTCTTGCAGTATGTTCTTTTGAATTGTTGCGCTTGATACACCAGCTAGAATATACATCGGCTCTTTAATACCTTCTTTATCTGCTATCTTGCGCACACGTCTTAACTCAAACAAAAATAAGTCATTGTTTATCTTTGTCTTTCCTGATCGTTTGGCTCCATGCAGCAAAGCAATGAACCAATCTTTTTTTACCGTTTCATTCAGAACTTGGATTTGCTTAGTAGTGTATACATCACTAATCATTCAATTCACCACTAATCTTCTCTAACAACTCATCTAACTTATCTTCAGTAGTCTGAGTTGTGCCATTTTTGAGTGCTTCAGCTTTAAATTGGGAAATTTCTGCGTCTGCTTTAGCTTTTTTGATTTGAGCATTGTGCAATTCATAAATTTCAATATACTTCATAAGTTCGGCCATAGCTTTTTGCTTGTCATAGAGTTTGACAGAAACACCGTCTTTCCCTTTTTTAACCTCTTGGATGAGTGTGCCATCGACTTCTTCACTGTTTTTCAATGAAACTTGGGATGACTTGTATGTTTCCAATTCGCCAGTGAACTCGTTAAATACCTCACGCTTCTCACCAGCATCATCATACTCATACAGCTTATGTTCTGTTGATGAGAACTCAACAAAATCCGTGATATCAGCAAACGCCTGCTTTGCGTATTCTCTTATCAAATCTTTTACATCAAGAAATACATCTTGCTGCAGTTCTGCCTTCAGTTTTTTCAACTCGATCTTTATGCTATCTTTTGCTATCAATCTTATGCTGTTAGATCTAGCGGAATTATAATCACATCCATACGCCTGTTGGTAGGCCTTCGTTGCATTAAATGATTGTAAATAGTAAAGACAGAACAACTTTTGTTGCTCTGTCAAGTCATCGTTATCTATTATTAATTGTGGTCGATCATTTGCCTTAACGAACTGTTCCTTTTTATTTGGAGCGCTCCTTTTGGAATCGGAACGCTCCCAGTTATCTTGTGATTTCCACTTTCTGATAGTTGACGGACGTTCTCCTAATTCCTTGGCTATATCTACTAAAGGCCGTTCTTTTGATTTTAACCACAATTTATAGGCTTTATCTCTATTTGGGTTTCTCTGTCTAGCCATCCATTCTCCACCACCTCACAATCTGTGTTTGTTTTGTAATTCTATATAAAAAAAGACCTCAAGTGAGATCTTTAGACAATTACTTATTTATAAAGATTAGTATTCTTAAAATTTTCAATTTTAAATGACTTTTGATTCAAGCTACTCTCAATTACAGATAATTTATCGTACACAAGTTTTAAACGTGGGATATTACCTTCGTCTGATAAATTGATATCCGAATTATTAACTAGTTTTTCTATTTTGGAAACGAAATAGTTTAAATTACCTATATCCCTTCTCAGATAAGGCGTGTAAACATCTATAACAACCATTAAATCAGCTATGGGATACGGACTTCTATTCAAATTTAAAAAAATTAAATCTAACGAAAGATGCTCGTAATCTAAAAATCCATTAGCCGATTGAGTTGCTGTTTCAATACTATTTATCAAAGGCTTCCTTATATCGTCTTTTAATGTATGTAAATCAGATAAATTAAGTATTTTCTCAATATCAGCAATTGTCTCCGCCCTTGTTTCTTCTTTGATTTGTTGAATTTGTTTATTACTTAATCTCCATTGTAATATTCCAGCAAATGTAAGTACAATCGCTAAAATAGCAAGAAATATTGCAAAAAAGTTATTTTGTTGGGACATCATCTGCTTAACAGATTCTACGTATTGTTCACTATTCACTTATGAATCACTCCTTTTCTATATAATATCAAGAAATCGAGTAATACCCAATAAAAATAAACAGCCCCAAAGGACTGCCTAGTAGAAAGTAGCAAAGATCATGTGAGTAATCTAACCGACAACTTCCAAAGCCACTGGTGAGGACTTGAACCTCACTTACGAGTCGTACACATTATATGCATAGCCTCTGCATTTCCCCGGTCTGCCACAGTGACAGAATAAAAAGACGGCTAGCGAATGAAGATAAGGAGTGTGTTCAACTCCATTCATTTTAAATTTTTGGATGCCGTCTTAATTAAATACAGGGCGCTAAAAGGAGAATCACGAAAGTAGGTCTGCCAACTGATCATACAGGAGTGCGCCCTGTTATTTACAATTTTCTATAATACTATTTTATCACTGGATTTGTTGCATATGTGTGCATGTTTTGTGCATCGGGTTACCAATCGTTAATCATGTCGATACCAAACAACACTACAGATAAATCTTCAAGCGCTTCTTTGCAGTTGCGACTAATAGTAGAACGATCAACATGCAATTGCTCTGCCAATTTGTCATCATTCAACAAGGGACGCTCAATGAACTTTTTGTTAATAATTCGCCACTTGCGCTTGTCTTCTGGCTTACCTGTCGAAAGGCAAATTTCTTTATAAGCTTCTAAGCATATATCTACATGTTTCATGAGCTTCACAGATTTTGCTTTATTCTGCATCAACAAATCAAGGTTTAACCACTTATGCTCCCAAAATGTGCCTTGTACTTCTTCTACATGCTCCTCAACGGCTTCACTATGGGCTTTCAACTTGTGGTAGTTATTCATCAGCAATCTTGCATTGTGAAAAGCTCTTTTCTTGAACTGTTTTTTCTCATATTCCCTGTCTTTTTGAATTCCTTTACGAATTTTTAAAGCTAGCTCATCTAATTGTTTGTCTGATAGCTCATGCACATTAATTTCCAATCACTTGCCCTCCTCATTATCTTCCTTACCATAGATCACGCTTGCGACTACTGTCGCTACGACTGCGAGAAAAATCGCTACTGCAAAGTCCATCATTTATCCTCCACTTTCCATCGCATCTCTCAACAGCGAATCGTTAATAATAATCTTGTACATCATTTGCTCATGCTGCAGCTGCTGTTGTAAATGTTCAATTTGTTCCTGTTGGTCAACTATTGTATAGGATAGCCAACTTAGACCTGCGATCGTTAACAGTATTGATACAACAGCTAGTACCGTATAATGATTAACTTTCATTGGCTTGATCCAAAAGTTCTGGGTTCTCCCAAATATTGGCGGCGACAGCTACATAAGGTTTTAATCTTGCTAACAAAAGATTACCCGCACACCAAGTTAGGTCACCTTCATTCCATGAAATCGCATAATCACCATCAATTTCGATGCCAGCGTCCGATTTCCCTTTTTTCTGAAATGGATGATTTCTTACTGAAACGATATCCCCACAGTAAATCTCCATGCCGTTCTTGTCTTTCAAGCCAGTGGATTGCCCAAGCGTTTCAGGCACTATTTCAATTAAATATTCATGTAGTCTTTCTGGCGGATAGGCTACTTTGTCTGTCAAAAGAATAGGAATCATGTGGACCACGTTGTAAAAGCTATTTGGAATCGGAACTCCTACAACCCACTCTCCATTGTCTTTTCTTTTACCTCTAAATTTTGGTATCATTTTATCCCTCCTGTTTGCTATCGCTGACGATTGCGGAATTAACTCTGCATCTCTCTTATATCCAAAATGTGGATATTGCTATATCGTTTGATCAGTGCATCAATTGCATTTTCTTCTGTCTTCGCTGAGATCCACTTGATTGTAAATATCAAATTGCCGAAATCATAATAAGCAAACTCAATCGCAAAAGTTTTCAAGTGTGTTCCTCGCTTTCAGTTGTTTATTTCGTCGGATTACCAACTAAACTACCTGAGCAAGTCCATCAAACGACCCATCTCCATTTTCCCAAACCTCAATTTGAAAAACGGCGCCATTTTCTAACTTCTGCTTCAATCTGTAATATCCATCAACAAGGTTTTCAACTTCCTCAATATCTTCTGTCGCATAAATTTTTTCATGTTCAAGATTATTTTGTTTTAGGTAATCAACGTAGTGCGATCCCCAAGATTCATCTAAAAATTTCGTATACGCATGAGATAGAGAATTAGCTCGGAACTCTTTATTCTCGTATTTAAACATTTCTTATTCCTCTTTTCTTACTTAGTTATTTTGGTGGATAGCAGAATATTTTTTTTTACAACAAAAATTTTTTTATATAAGCGACGACCTTATTTAGTTCTTTATTTATAACAGAAGTAAAACAAATTTGAAATTTTCATATCGTTTTCAAATATTTTTCAATCATTGCTAACAATGATATAATTTCCCTATTTAATCGTTATATTGATAATTAAAGGAGATTACAGCCTATGGGGAAAGAAAATAAAATTACAATTAGTGATTTTCTAAATTGTCAAATGTGCATAATTGAAATGTTATCTTCTATTGAAAAGAATAATGTCCAAGAACTTGAGTACGTTTATTCTAAAATTTTCCCATATGGCAAAACAAAAATCAGTGACCTTTTCTATTTAGATTCTTTCCAACATAGAATTGGTAAGCATGTTAGAATTTTTTTTTCCTTACCAGATTACTTTCGTTAGTCAACGTAATTATTAATGCATAACCAAAATTCCTTCTTTAATTCAAAGTCAAAATACCAATGTTTGTTAGTAAAATTAGTTGGTAATTTCTTCCAATTACTGATTAATTGCCGCTAACGTATTTTCTGAGACTATGCAGTCCTTTACCACGGCTTTTCGTTTTACGATCAATCCAAGTACCAGTTGTTCCCCAATAATCGATCATCCCTTTTGGCGTATTGACCGCAAATTGATGATTATTTGGATAATGGTTAAACTCAAAGCCCAAAGCCTTGATGTTTTTTGTCGCTGAACCTCCCATGCGCTTAACATGCTGCGTTCTGCGCTCTTTCAGGTAAGGCTTCACATCATTCCAGTATTCAGCCATTTCTCCCATGAAGTACCTCCATTTTTAGTTATGCACATATCCACAAAGTTATACACAATATATTGTAGGAACGTATTTTCGCCCACTATATATTGATCATTTTGTTCTTTTATAGCCCAATTCAATCAAAAACTCTTCCCTTTGGTTCAAAGCGTTACGATAAATCGCATGAACACCAATTTGATCCGCATAGGCTTTTCCTTCTTGACTAGTAATGAAACGATAGGTCCTTGCTGTTTCATCCACTAAAATCGCATGAAATTCGTTGTAATAAATTCTTTTCAAAATATTCACCTCAACTTACAAACTTTTGATGGGAGATCTTCACTTCATCATCATTAATCATCGAGTAGGCCATCGTTGTCTCAATATTTTCATGACCGAGGAACCTAGAAACGAGTTCTATAGGCATCCCGTGTCTTCTCGCAAGTGTTGCGGCTGTCCTTCTAAATCTGTGCGGGTGAACATTCAAAACACCTGCACGCTCCCCTAGACGCTTGACCAACTTTTGGGCTCCTGCAGTAGTCATCTCTTTCCCTCTCGTCTGTCCATAAAACAATGGACCAGTGATGTGAGGCACCTCTTTTAAATAATGATTCAATGCCAACTTTGCCTTGGCATTGAAGTATAAAGTTCTTTGCTTGTTGCCTTTTCCAATTACTTCAATCGAATCATTTTCTTGGTCATAGTCATTACAATTTAGAGAAACCAATTCAGAGACTCGACATCCGGTACTCAATAGCAGTTCGATGATGAGCGTTTCTTTTGCATTAGAAGCAGCACTTCGCAGCTTTTCAACTTCAAGCTCACTGAATTCTTGTTTGCGCCTTTTGGGTACTTTTATCTTTTCCACCCTTGCGCCAGGATCTCGATCGATAAACTCTTCGATATAAAGCCAGTGAAAGAACCTAACGATGCAGCCACGTTCACTCCTAACCGAAACTCTTCCGAATTTCATATTCGTAGTCGATCAACTCTTTCAATGTATCTTTGGGATATAATTTCTTGCTCGACCGCTTTTGATGCTGCACACACAACCACTGAAACTTTTCTATGGTTGCATCATCCATTGCATATCTGGGTCTTTTTTTCTTCGTAGCCAACAGGTGGGACACCTCCTATTAAATGGTGGGACACCTCCTATTAAATGGTGGGACACCTTGGGAGTTAATCCTTCCAGCGGTAAATTCGCCCTTGTTTATCTGGTTTTCCACTTTGGATTAAATTTTTAACAGTGACTTTGGACTTTTTGCATTTCTCACTCACGATTTTCTTATTTCCTGTAAAAATGACGTCCCCTTTGTACAGGACCTCAACTAAACGTTTTTCAGGGTTTACACCTTCATAGAGATCTTCTCGGAGCTTTTTCCATTCCTTTTTGGCATCCGGGTCTTTTTCCAGATCGACTTTTTCCGCAAGGCGTACCATCCGCTGCAGTCGAATCTTTTTTTCACGACTTTTTTCTTTATCCATCTAACCGCCTCCCTTTTTGTTTAGATAGGCTTGAACCTTGGCATTTATTTCTGCTTGGCGTTCTGGGGCAATTTCAGGCTCCGGTTCAGGATTAACAAATCTTTCAGGCAATGGTTCTTCTCGAATAAAAGGTTTCTTTATTCGCTTTTGGTTACTTGTTTCTTTTTTTATCTCAAACTTGAGACTATCAAATTTTTCTCTCAGCTTTTTAGCGCTTCTGATATTGGCAAACCAAAACTCGCTTGTAGGAAGCCAACTGATCACATACTCAATTTGTTTGATAGTACGATCATCCTTTTCCTCCATAAGACGGATAACATCTGCCCATTTTTCCAAGTTGGCTTTTTTCATTTCTTTAGGAAAATCATTGATCAAATTATCTTTAAGCTTCGAAGCAAGCGTGAAGTGTTCGGCAGAATACTTCACAGGAGAAGTTTCAACTTCTTTATTTGTATTATTAAATGTATTATTAATAGATGTATTATTATCTTGATAGATTTCTGGGTGAGGGGTCACCCATTTTTCTGGGCTACCCCCTACATTTTTCTGGGTGGGGCCGTCTAAAATTCTGATATACCTAGCTTCAATTTCCTTAGTCCCTTTTTTGTATTTGACCTCTCTGTATATGAACCCCCTATCTTCAAGGGATTTAAGCCAGTTTTGAATGGTAGACTTACCTACTTTATACTGACTGGCAAAATAGTCATTACTTGCCCAGCAATAGCCTTTTTCATTGCACAAGGCGGTAATTTCTCCGTACAAAAGTTTTGCGTTAGGTATTAAAGTATCGTCATATCTAACACTGGCAGGAATTACAGCAAAATAACTTCGGTGATCACTCACGATACTCCTCCTCAATAGCTTTCTTGAACAAATCTTCCGTTTCGTATTCTTCATCAAATCGCATGATCTGAGCGTTGTTCATAATTCCGATCTTAATTAATGCCTCTTGGTCTAAATAGACTGGTTTGATTTGATATTTTTGAATAAACTCTTCTTGACCTAAGTTGTGAGCGATATTATGATACTTCCAACTCAAAGCAACAAATGGAAACTTACGATGATCGACTTTGTTTCTGTGGCGATTCCCTACTGCCGTTACGTGATGAATCTGCGCTCCTGATTGACCGGTTACTGCGCATTTACGGTATTTGCAGCAGAAGTAGAAGAAACTATCGTGTTCCAGAAGGTAGTTATAGCGCCTTGGCAACTGAACCCCTTCTGCAACAACGTATTCAATTAGAAAGTCAATCCATTGTTTCATCTCTGATTTTGTTGCTGTAGCATGACTGAACTCGCAATCATAGGTATCCTGATAAATTTTTCGCATTTTCTCTTTCGCTTCATAGCGTGGAATATTTTCACTTCCAGAAATATCTTTGATCAATGAATAAGACAATGCATTTTGCTTCGAACTTCTGGGGTCATTATCTATAAACTGGATTTCTGCGAATCCCTCTTGTCCCCTGCGGATCGTTTCAAGGTGCTCAGGATTCACATTCTCGTCAACTTCCAGTAAAAATCTGTTCCCCTGTTGCTTTAGAATTTTGGCTAGCATCACTCGGTCACTTCAACAATTTCGATCCTTAATTGCACAATACTTTTATTTAGTAGTTTAAATTGTTCATCCGAGCCTTTGAGTTTCAGCGTGACTACTTTTCCTATTGCTGATACTTCCTTTTCTTGAGCAGGCTCTTCTTGGATCTCGCCAGTTTCCGGATCAATCGGTACTGATGGAACTGGCTCTTTTTTCTCAACTTTTTCGATGATTGCTGCTGCTTTAGCAAGCTTTTCTTTCTGTTCAGCAACAACTTGATTGATCTGATCAAAGACTTCTTGCAATTCGTGACCTTGATCGATCCAACGAATCCAAGAGAATGGATCTAAGCCAACGGCCTGTGCGTAGCTTTCAACTGCTTGTTTATTCGCTGCTAGTGTTTGTTTTTTTGACACAATTTCATTGATGGTATCTGTGATTTCTTTACTGATCGCTTTTGTTAACTCACCCTTAGCAGCAGTAAAGGCGCCCTTATTTGTCCATCGATCAGGAATTTCAATTTCACTTGGATCAACACCTAATGCATTGCACAGGTCCTCTATTTTTTCTTTCACTTTCTGCAATCGGGAATCACGTTCTTTAGTTTCGAACTTTTCGAGGCTCTGAGAAATTCCTTCTTTGGCAGTTTCCATCTGATCAACAAATGCTTTGATCTTGGCTTCAAATGCTTTTAACGGTTCAGAATATCCGTTTTTAACTTCTTTTCGTTTTTCTTCAAGCAATTTGATAATATTATTCAGAGACGACCGTGCATCTTTAGCTCCTTGGATGTCTCCTTCGCTAAAGGTCAAACTTTTGTAATGATTGGCGGTATTTTCAACAAGCGCTTCAAGCTCTGCTTCGTTTTTGATTTCAATAGTACTTGGTGTATAGTCAATCTGAATCGATGTGTCTGTTTTGATTAATTCATTCATCCGATAGTTCCCCCCATGTAAATGATTTAGTTTCAATCTTTTTCGGTGCTCCTTGTTCAGGTGGTTTAGCCTTCTGAACTTTTTCTGCCTTAAGCTTCATCCGATTGGCATAATTCAAAATAGTGCCATATTCATTTTTATTTAATTGTTCAAATGGTGTTTGTATTTTTGTGTTTTCTCGTATATTTGCAACAAGGATTTCAAAATCTGTATCTGTTGCTTGAGCAACAACCTTGAGTATTTCATCCAAATAGCCGACTTGTTCCTCACTAATTAGTTCTGGCTTAGAAATATCTTCTGGCATATCTTCCCCTGCATAGAGATACAAACCTAATCCATGTTTGGCCAATGCTTTAACAAAGCAACGTTTGTTACTAGTGTTAATTTGAAAACTATTAGGATTAGATACTGGATACTTGGCTTTTTCAACAATTGGCAGCCATTCGGTTTCTGCCTTACCTTGAAATGTCACAGTGTTTCTGACGAAAAATCCTTGTGGTGTTTTTAAATAAGGGACTGTCACCCCTTCAATCATTCGGAACTGATTATCAAACATTGGAAATTCGTGGACTTTTTCTGATGCCTCCGGATCAATACGTTTCATTTCACGCCATCCGTATGACCATGAAAGATATTCAAGAGAAAATTCTTGTGGATTTCCTTGTTTATCTGTGTATTTTTGGACATTCTTCTTAACTGCATTCGTCAGATCTCGGTTGTAAAGTTCCTCGAAAGAGACGATTTCTTTAATTGTCATAAAGGCACCGGCTTTCCTATTCTTGATTTGCAGTACTCCAGCAGGTCATCTTCATAGATGAATTGATCATCAATGGAATAGACTAGGTCACCTTGGTAAAGAGGATTTCCACGCCAATCAAATGCTATAGGGTCATTTTCATCTTGTGGCAATTGTCTTGCCCCTAGACTGTCAAATTGATCCATGATACACTCTCCTTATATACATTTTGTTTGTGACTCAATGCTTTGGTCGGCTGAGTCACTTTTTTTGTTTCATTCGTTCGATATGTTGTTTAGCTAAAATAGATGGCTTTTCAATCTCGTACATGCGATCAGCAATGACTTTACCGATGCGCAAAGCTTCTGCTCTAGTCATATATTCTCACCTTCCTTTTGCTTTTGTAATTAAGGAATACTCCATAGGGACCAGTATCCGCACTTAGGAAAACTGGTCCTTTTTTTGCGGCAAGATTGATGTCCCCATCCACCGTTTCTAAATTGAGAAATACCGGTGTTTCAGTGATTCGTAAATACCAGATGCAAAATTTCTTAATCATAGTTTCTCCTCCTTGAAGTATCGATCGATCAAAGCGAGCGCTTCTTCTTTTGTTGATACGGTATGCTGCATTGTCGATCCGCTTGTTTCTATTGAGATAGTGATTTTCATGCTGTTCCTCCTTTGGTATAATTGTTAAAAACTGGTGGTGTTAATGTGGATGGATTTAATCTCGAAACATTTAATTCTTACTTAGAAGAACGAAAGAAAATTATTGAGCCTGCCTTAGAACAAATCCGACAATTTGAAGAAGTGATTGCTCCACATGTTAAGATAATGAATGCTGCTACTGAAAATGTGAAAGTAGCAACTGAACATTACGACAAGATTCGTTCCTTAATCCCAGATGTAAAGAAATTTTATAGCGGTATTACTACTCCCGATGAACTCAAAAATGATGGTCCGATCGAAACTCAACTTACTAGTTTAGACTCCAGATTAGTTGAGTTGAAAGAGAAACAAGATTTTACAAAAGAGGAAAAAGAAAGTTTGTTGTTAGCGTCGGAATTTATTGCCAATCAGAACATTCAAGAATCCAATGAGATTCGAAATTATCTTAATTCGATGTCCCCTACGTTGCTCAAGGACAATCAAGAAATAAGTGAAAAAAGTGAGTTGGTATCTAATAAAACTCAAGATTCCGAACACGAAGAAAAAATTATAAATCAAGATATCGACCCTTCTTTCTTAGATGTGCTTCTAAATAAACAGACATTTTATAATGAACTTTCTGGCTTTATTTACCAAACTATTTTTGCAATGGCTTCTGGTGTAATTAATGGTGTCACCTCACCCATAACTCTTATGCTAGTTGTTTCGATTCTTTGCAAAATACTTATCAAACCAAACAAGTGAAATAGTAATAAGACTAAGCCCCTCCTTCCGTGTGGGGGTTATTTTTTAATCCAGTAGATCCATTTGAGGATAGTAACCCTCTGCAGTTAATAAGTTGTAAATGAAGACACGACCTTTTTGCGTCCATTTAGTATTCATCACAACTTTTACGCCGCCATCAGCTTTTGGAATCTCGCTTGTGTGCGATTTTGTGTATCCTTGGTTCATATGTTTGCGGTACAGAATCCATTGACCACTGACTTTATGTTGAACACCTAACTCATTAAGCAATTTATTCAGTGCGATTGCCGACATTCCGTAATCTGCTGCGATTTGAGAAGTTGCTACTGTATCAGTTGATGACAGGATCATATCTAGGTAACTGATTTTCGGTTCATATTCAGCGATTTGCTGTTCGAGCAGTTGGTTCTTTTCTTCTAGGTCAGCTGCTAGTCGCAATGCCTGAGCGAAACTTTGAGGAACGTTTGTGTAGCTTCCTGTTTTTCTGATTGTTGGAAGGACTTCGCTTGTTACCCAACGCTTAAATTTTCTTGCATTTGGCATCTTGGATTTAAGTATCAAGCTGTACAGCCCCGATTCGTTTATTAGCATTAATGCTGTTCCATTGACGGTGAACGATTCGTTCTGCGTTTTATCTTCCTCATCTACATGGTCTCTAATTGCTTTTGGCGTATTTGAATAACCCAAAACACTTGCAACGTCTTTACCAACAAAATACGGCTCATCATTTACTAAAAATGTTCGAACTTCGTTTTTTTCGAAATTGAAAATTTGCGGTGTGCTCATTTTGCTTCCTCCTCTTTATGCAACCTCCGAAGGTTTCAATTTTTTTGATCTATAACGGTTAGCTTCTTTCCATTTCAAATACCAAAGGAATGTTCCAAGGTGAATCCAAGTTACGCTATGGGTTGGTTTTAAAACTCCTTCTTTGAATTCAGGAATACTCTCCATCTCTTTTTGATACGTATTTA